CACCGATTGCCAAACTACAAGAACAGGTCAAAGAGCTGCAAGAGTTGTTAGCATTAGTAGCGCGTGATTCCGGCCAAAGCGGTCATTTCGATGGCAAGTCAATCAAGATACCGCCAGTAGAATTAACACATAAATACCAAGGTAATAACTAAATGAATAAAGCCGTTGTAAAGAATGGCAGACCGCCAGTGGTCACTCCTGATGTTGTCGCTAAACTTGAGGAAGCATTCTCTTGGGGTGCTACAGATGCGCAGGCATCTATTCATGCAGGGATTCACCGTTCCACTCTTGATAGATACTGCAAGGCCAATCCAGACTTTAGCAACAGGAAAGAAGACCTAAAGCAAAACATCGGCCTGATAGCTAAGAAGCGGATATTTGAAGACATAGAAGACAAGAAGAGCCAAACGGCAATCAGTTCCGCTAAATGGGCAGTTGAGCACACCGAGGGCAGGAGTAAACAACAGCTTCATATACAACAGGATATCAATTTCACCATTGTGCGAAAAGAGTTCAAGGCAATAACAGACGTAACCCCTGCACCAGTTACCATTGATAGCGTAGTTGAAGTAGAGATAGATGATAAGCCTAATGCTATCAGTAGCATAGATCATGAGATAGTAGATGAGATACAGGATGAGATACAAGATGGGATAGTAGATGAGGATATAGCTGAGGATATAGCACCGGATACCAAGGTGTGCACCAATGAATAAAGGGGTTGGGGTGTCTTGAGCACTTCGAGTATCAGGACAACACCTATGGTTTAATGGCTTTTCCTATGGGTGGCTCCGGCTCCTGTCTCATTCTGAAAGTGAAGGTTTTTCAGTGACTTGTAATATTCGGCTTTGGAAGTGAGGGTACGGGGGGTGTACTATACTTCCTGTATATCACTAAAACGAATCTATCGGGGTTATTATGAAACACACAAACATCTCTTCTATTAAGATTGACTCTCTTAGATACTTTATAAAGGCTCCTGTCTTCGTCCGTTGTCGAAGATTGTAACGAGCTTATTAAGAAAAAACAAAAGGCAAGTATGAAAAACATACCGAACTGATATGAAAAGCATACCGGTAGCGCTATTTTTCAAGTATGAAAACCATACAACATTGCTATTTTACAGGTATGAAAATCATACTCTCTATATAATTTACAGTGTGTATAAGGTTTTATGTTTGTATTTGTATTAAGGTTCAGTGTACAAATTTAATTAGCCCCCTTTTTAACTATTGAATATAGCTGTAGATGCGACAATGCTTCTTTTTTAGCGAAGTTGTTTTACAAAATACAAAGGAAATTCAAACCTTAAATGCCCTTGCTCCACAGGGCGGAGACAAAGCCAACAATGGCTATAATTTTAAAAAGGGGAAAGCTATGAACGATCCCGTATGTTGTGTTAACGAACCAACCAGCTTAAACGCACAAATCTTTTCAGACATTTCAGTTGAGACTGATGATTTACTTGAAATAAGCCAAGACATTAGGCATTCATTAGACAAGAAAGTAGAGGAACTTCTTGGTGCGACTCCTGAAGAAAGCCCTATTAAAGAGCCGGGTATGCCTACTGGAAAACTGAATATACACTTAGTGAACCTTGCAGAGCTTCACGAAACGCTAATCAGGATTCATGCTTCTCTGTGTAAACTCTAATTGTTTCACGTGAAACATTGTGTTAGGTTAAAACCGAGGGGATAGCTCAATTGGTAGAGCATCTGCCTGTTAAGTAGAAGGTTCAAGTCCTTATCCCCTCGCCAAATAAAAATACCATACGGAATAGCCATGAACGAAGATAAAAGTCATTCACTGAACGCACAAACGATTGTTATCTATTCGCAGGGAGATGATAGCACGATAAAGCGTTGCTCCCAGAAATTAGCGGACGGGCTTCTTACACAAAAAGAAGAACTGATCTGGTCTGTTATCTTTGACCGGCTTGGCGAATACCAATATCTTAATCTTATCAAACCGTTAGTTACATGTGAGATAGACGACCAAAGTGGGAATGAGATCTGGTATTTAGAAGAAGAACCTGTTATTTTTTTAAAGAGAGCAGTATCAAAACTTGAAGGATCTGTTATGAAAGCCTCAATCTATTATTACATTTATACCGTAGGAGAAGAGGCCGAGCACGCAGATAACAACGAAACGATTAACTGAAAGGAAAAGTCATGGACGAAGGAAAGAGAGTATCACGAGACGAATTTTTTATGTTTATCCGTAAGTATGAGACAGCGGTTGGCCCTATCGAGTGCGAGATCGGACGACCATATACTTATTATTCCAGCCAAGATGGAACCGTTCTGGCGATGATTCACGACAAATCGTGCGGGGGAGATCCAGATGAAATCGGAAGAGATCATTTCATTAATACCGCATTCCTTAATTTTAGAACGCCGGCAGAGATCAAGGAGGCCAACAGACAGGGACTTCTTTCTATTTCTCCTAGCAAATATGACAGCCTCGTAATTTTCGAGCAGAAGATTATCGAGTTAAACAGCAAGGAAATGTCTGGTACCGAATACTTTGAAAGGTATATGGTCGCAGTACAAACCCTTGCCACACCCCATTTGGAGAAAGCACATGAACCCGATAGCAAAAATGATATTGTCGTACTACCTAAAAAAACGAGGAAAAAAGTTGTTAAAAAAACTGTCAGAAAAAAAGCCGGTAGTAAAACAAAGTTCAAATGATCTGAGCGAGAACAACAAAAAACGTCTCACGAAAGACGAATCCTTAAGGAAAAGCTAATGGGAGAAGCCAAACAAAGGACTACTTTTAAGGGCGATGGTTTTAAAAGTAAACAAGAGGATACCAGAGATCGCAATAAAATGGCTCGGCATTTTGTAACCAATGACATTCCTGCCACAAGGAAATTTAAAACCTCTGATGGCAAGGTATACATGTTTAATAAAAATGGATCTATGGTAAGGTTAAAGCATGGCTGAGTTAATAATGCCCAACATGTGGGATTGCTACGCACACCAAATACCACTCTGGAACTATCTTGGGAATGGCGGTAAGCGTGCGGTATGCGTATGGCACAGGAGAGCAGGGAAAGACTCAACTGTTCTCAACTATACAGCCACAGAAGCAATCGACATAAAAGGCACTTATTACCATATGCTCCCAACCTTAAGACAGTCGAAGCGTGTTGTCTGGGATGCTATTGACCGCGGTGGTCGCAGAATGATCGACCAAGCATTTCCAAAGCAAATCAGAAGTTCAGTAAACAAACAGGAAATGCAGATAGAACTTTTAAACGGTTCGATATGGCAACTCTGCGGATCAGACAATTACGACTCCCTTGTAGGAACAAACCCCAAAGGCATTATCTTTTCTGAGTGGTCTTTATGTAATCCAAAAGCATGGGACTATATTCGCCCGATTCTCATGGAGAATGGCGGGTGGGCGGTATTCATATACACACCAAGAGGCAAGAACCACGGTTGGTCGCTGTCAGAAATGGCGAAGAACGATCCCGATTGGTTTCATTCTGTCTTGAACGTGGAGCAGACATTTAGACCAGACGGTGTTAGAATAATCACACAAGAGTCTGTTGACGCTGAACGCAGAGCCGGAATGTCTGAAGAAAAGATCCAACAGGAATGCTACTGCTCATTTGATGTAGCACTGGAAGGTGCGTACTTTGCCAAAGAACTTGCTACGGCACGAAGCGACGGCAGGATTGGCAGAGTTCCAATTGATCCAATGCTACCGGTTCATACTTTCTGGGACATCGGGATCTCAAAAGGAAACTCCACAGACATTTGGTTTGTTCAGGCGGTAGGAAAAGAAATACGGGTGATCGCTCACCACTCAGACGAAAACAAAGGTATGCCTCACTACATGAAAGTCATTGACGATTTCCAAAAAGAGCACGGGATCAGATACGGACTTCACCATGCCCCGCACGATATCAACGTAAGAGAATTTACAACCGGCAAGAAAAGGATCGACATATTACGAAAGATGGGTATGCGGTTTATTATGGTCGATAGAACTACCGACTTGAACGATTCGATAGATCACACCAGAAGAATAATAGCACGATGCCAGTTTGACGAGAAGAGGTGCGGGAACGGGCTTTCTGGTCTTCACAGTTACGCAAGAAAGATTGATTCAACAAGAGTCGGGCCAGCAGGAGAAACAGTTTTCCAAGACCAGCCGGAACATAACTGGGCATCAAATCCAGCAGACGCATTCAGGCAGATGGCACAGGCATGGCACGAAAGGTTAGCACTCGGAAGCGACAAGACCGCATTCCAAGAAACGATAATGGCGGATATAGATATACAGGTGTTTTAATGATTAAACCGTATCTCGGGAAAAAATACTTTGTGATATTTACAAAGTCTAAATACACTAACTGGTATTCTAAATTATTGGATAAATGTTTCGGACATGTGTGTATCGCAAGGAAGTCAGATGGCGAAAAGTTTTGGATTGTCACAGATGCCCTCGGTGGAAATCTATTGACAGACACGTTCCCGATGTGTGATATAAGAAAACTATACCCCGACGCAGTTGTGGTGAAGCGATGGTCAACAATATACGAAAGACCAACATTTAGGATTTTCCATTTGAATTGCGTTGAAATGGTCAAGCTTGTACTTGGGATAAGAAAGTGGTATATAATTACACCATATCAGCTTTATAAGCACATAAAGGAGAAGAACCATGTCTAAAATGTTTAGTTTCGGCCCAACCAAAGACAAAAAAGCAGAACAGGCGATGGAGAAACAAAAGCAGGAAGAGAAACTCCGGTTGGCCGAAAATGAAAGCGAAGTTAAAAAAAGACTTGCCCTTAAGAATTATGGCGGGCGTAGTCTCCTGATTAAATCAAACCAATCACGATCACCATCAAATAAATCATCCACCTATGGAGGCGGAGTATAGTCATGGCAAAACTATTTAAGAAAACACTTTCTTTTCCAAAAGTAACAGGGATAGGTCAAGACGACTACGATAAAAAAAATGACAAACTAAAAGATCAGCCCAAAGCACAAGGAGAAGTAATTTCAAAAAATATCTATTCACAAAAATCTCTTCTCAACCCACGAAAAACAGCACAAAACGCAAAGAACGCAACACCGGCCGGAGGCGGTTATGGCATTTAAAGTTGATCCTTATTTTAAGAGCATTGAAAACCTGTTAAAAAGGGCAAAGGACGCAAAGTCAACAGCCGACCAATGGCTATCGCTTCATCAGGAAGCATACGACTTTGCCATGCCAAACAAAGAAACTTACAGGCTACAAAATCAAGGTGCTCGAAAAGACAGGCACATATTTGACAGCACAGCAATAGAGGCTGTCGAGATATTCGTTAATAAAATTCAACATGGTTTCTTTCCTCCTTGGCAGGAATGGATGGAAATGACAGCCGGAGGTTTAGTACCAAAAGATGAAAAAATAGAACTTACCCGACTACTTCAAGAGTCCGGTGCTATTTTCTTTTCTGAATTTCATCAGTCAAACCACACGACTGAGATTTCACCGGCACTTGGCGATTGGGCAATTGGGTCAGCTTGTATGGAAGTAGAAGAAGGACGCTTTGATCGTAACGAGTCAGCCTTTCACTTTATTAATATCCCCTTATCTGAAATCTTTCCAGAGACACCGGCATATGGAAACGTGAAGTCCTCGTGGAGAGAGCACAAGGTCTTAGCCGAGAACATTAAACAGAACTGGGCTAAAGCTGAGATACCAAAAGAACTTCAATTAATCATCGACGAAAAACCGCAAACGAAAGAGAAGATCCTTAACGGGCAGATTTTCAACCCAGAAAGAAACGTATATCACCAGTTTATAATCTGGAACAAACACCTTATCTTCACTCAAGAATTTACTGAAATGAGAAGGATTGTTTTTAGAGCTTCCGTAACCGCAGGAGAGGTTTTTGGTAGAGGGCCGGTTATAAGGAATCTCGCAGACATCAGGACGCTAAACAAGGTCAAAGAGTTTGTGCTAAACAACAGTGCATTACAGATTGCCGGAGTTTATACCGGTGTGGATGATGGTGTTTTTAATCCTAGCACGGTTCGCATAGCCCCAGGGAGCATAATTCCGGTAGGGTCAAACAACACGCAGAATCCAAGTTTGACACCCCTCGCACGGACTGGTGATATTGGCACAGGGCAAATAATCATCGAGAATTTACAAGCCAAAATTAACACCGCTTTCTTTGCCGAGCCAATGGGAAATGTTGACGGAGCCGTAAGATCGGCAAGCGAGCAGATAAGAAGACATCAGGACAACTTAAACCGTACCGGTACAAACATGGGTAGGCTGTTTAATGAGTACATTCAGCCTATGGTTAAGGCATGTATAAGCATCCTTAAAAGCAGGGGCAAGCTTGACAAGGCTCTTGTTGTAGATGGTCGTAAAGTAAAAATCAAAATGGTATCACCTCTGGCGAAACAGAAGGAGCTTGAGGATTTCCAAAACTCTCAGGTTTGGTATGAAGCGATACAGCAACTTCCTCCGGAGATAGCGATGATCGCGGTAAAACAGCATCTCCTCCCTACTTATTGGGCAGAGAAACTTAGCATCTCGCTTGACCTCGTAAACACACAAAAAGACATAGATAGAGATTTGCCCGCTATGCTAGAACTATTAAAACAGAACGCAGGAGGTGGAAGTGAAGGAGAAGTATAATGTCTTTGACAAAATGAAGATTGATGGTGAGGCTCTTACACCAGAAGAAGAAAAAGAACGGGACGAAGAGAACAACGAGAAAGATAAACTAATATTTGAACTGTTTGAAAAAAACCCGATTGGGAAACTGTTCTTAGAAAAGTATCTCGTTCCATGTCTGGTGAAGTTCCCAATATTGCGTAAAGGCGAAGTGCATGATTCATACGACATTGGCTATAATCAGGGGATGCTCGATTGGATCAGATTTATAATTATAACAACAGAGAAAATGAAAAAGAAATAAGAAAGGAAAAGCTATGGATGGACCAGATGTAGTTACAAACCCAGAGGACATTAACGATGTTACACCCCCAACAGACCCACCGCCCGCAGTAGACCCACCGCCCGTAGTAAACGCACCACCAACGGATACACCGCCAACGGACAACAAAGAGTGGTATATGCGTGAAGGAGTTAAGGGTGAAGGTGAGAAGCCCGAATGGTTCAAGTCAGACAAATATGGATCCGTTGAGGATCAGGCAAAAGCATATAAAGACCTTGAGGTCAAGTTCGGTGCTTTTACAGGAGCACCAAAAGACGGATATCTCACAGACGATATAAACGAAAAATTAAAAGAAAACGGGTACGAAGTGGATAATGACGACCCGCTTCTGAACGAGTATAAAGATTTTGCAAAAGATGTCGGAATGAATCAGGAAGGTTTTGAGCGTGGCATGGAAATGTATGCTATGTCAAAACAGGCCGACGAGCTGGCGATAGAAGTCTTTAAAGAGTCAGAGATCAAATCTCTTGGAGACAATGCCGAGAAGATGATTGGAGACATGAACGATTGGGGAGATGCAAATCTGCCGGAAGCATTAAGGGAAGGTTTTAAACAGGCATTTCCAACCGCTGACTCGCTTAAGGCTGGCATGGCAATAATAGCTATGACACAGGGAACTCCTGCAAATCCAGAACACGCAGACCCAGCTGGGCCGATCACTTCTGCGGAACTTACTGCTATGCAGTTTGAGTTGGATGGTAACGGTAATAGAAAGATTAATTCTGATCCAGCGTTCCGTGCTAAATATGAAAGTGCCAAGAAGCAGGTTCATGGCGACGAGAACGATATAACATATGTAGGATAAAAAACACTTGCATTCGGTTTAACCTTATGTTAGTGAATGATTATAGGGACTTAAATGCTTCTCTAAATATTAGAAACATAGGATTTAATACCGACGGGCAGTCGGGAATTTACGCTTGCGGAGATGGCTCAATAGAGCCGTCGTTGAAACAAGAAAAAGAAT